TTATGGATGTTTTCCATCTTCAATATCCAAAATCTGATTCACCTGGCTGCTCACTTCTGCGTATCGGGCGCGGCAGGTGGCAATGGCGCCGGCGACGTCGCGCTCGGTCGCAAACCGGAGGCCTCCACCAGCGGCAACGGTTGTGGTCGAACTCTCAGGTTCGCCGGCAGCGGCTGGCACTGGCTTGTCGCCGGTGCCGTTGAGCATGCTGACAGTCCCAGCGCTAAGGCACTCACGGCTAGAAAGTTTTGTAATGTATGCACGGGCATCTCCTAATTTTTGATTGATTGCAGCCAAAGCAGCCGCATGGGTGGTAGCGGCTTTGTCTTCAAAGCTGCGTTGTTGTTTGGCATCGCTGGCACGGGCCTCGGCTGTCGCCACATCAGCACGCGCCTGCACGCCCAGTTGCCACTTGATGCCAACGGCGCCGCCGGCGGCAAAAATGATCAGCACGATGGCCAGCTTGGCCAGTGCGCTCATGCTGACTCCCAATCTGGCAGATCGACCGTCTGGCCAGCCAGCGCATGTGTACAGTCGCCCAGGAACTGGATGCGGCCGTCCGTCACATAGCTGTGGCAAATGTCGGTCACCTTGGCCTGGTTTTCAGGCTTTGGCAAACCGGGGCCCGCCGGCGGCACCCAGTGGTCATACTGGACCAAGACGGATGGCGTGAATGTTGGTTTATCGACACTGCCATTCCATACCCAGCGTGGTCCTGATCCGGCGCCATGCTGAATGGCGTGGGCTCCATCGCAACCCGGGCACCAGAACATCAGGCCGTTGTCCTCGGTATTGCGCAAGATTGCAGACAGCGCGCTCATACCAGCACCTGAATTCCAAGCTGGGCGCCAGCATCGGTGATGGTGATCACGCGGTTCGATACCTTCTCGGGCGTTCGCGTGCTGATATGCACCCACTGCTTACCCTTGATACCCTCCAGAATCAGTTGGCCAATACCCAAGGATGACACCAGCGGCGCCAGCAGTTTGGCGACCTCATAAGGTGTGCCGTAGCCAGGCGCCACCACATCGGCCGCATGGCCTTGTGTATGGTCGGAGCTGGTGACCCCGCCCACGGCCATGTTCAGCTTCTGGCAGCGGTAGCCACTGGTGATGTTGATGGGGGCGCCAAGCTCGACGCGAACGCGCTCCAGCAGCTCGGCCAGTAGCATCATGCGCGGGATCAACTCAGGCGGGGGCGTGTTATCGATGCCGCGTTCGTGAGCTTTGGTGCTGGCGATGAGTTCGGCGAGGGTGAAGTGAGGTGACAAGTTCATCGGACATCCTTTTGAATTTCAATGGCAATAAAAAACCCGCTCAGAGGCGGGTTGGTGGTGGGCATTTGGGGTTGCCTGATTACGGGTGGTCGCCCACCCTGCGGGTTTTGTACATGGCGCACCCTTCTTTCAGTCGGGTCCTAATAATCAGGATGGCAAAGCCCGCCAGCACCGCGATCTCGGCCAGCGTGGGGCGCTCCAGGCGTAGCAGCATCGTTGGGATGCTGTGCACACCTAAAGCCAGCAGCACCGGTGTGGCCACGGCACCGCCGCCACCCAGGGCCAGCAGCGCCCAGCCCAGCGCCTTGACTGACTGCACCAGGCGTTCGCAGGTAGTGAGCCCGGCCGCCAGTGGACCGGTTCGCTCCAACTTATTGAGCGCCTCGGCCAGTACGATCAGGCCAGCGACCCAGTGCAAGGTTTGAATCAGCGCGGCGCTCATGTCGGCGCTCCCGGCTGCGGTTGTGGGCCCCGAATCCGCAGGATAGCCGACATGAGCACTTGCTGAGCGCCTCCGCCCACTGCAAAAGCCACGCCGATTACCAGCGGCTCCGGCAAGTTGGCCATCAGTAAAACTAGCGGCGTGAGGTAGCCCGCTGTCAGGCTCGACGCCACAGCGACAAACATCCGGCGTAATGTCGTCCGGATCAGCTCACGCCAGGTGTCACCGGTCGACGGCACGCTGTTAAGCAGGATGATGGCAACAAGTGACCCGAAGAAGCCAGCAATCAGCAGATCAACACGCAAGCCCAGCGGGATGCCGAGGACAGTGAGTACCGGAAGTGATACGCTGGTCGCCACAAAAGTAGCAGCGGCCAGCGCGGTGGAGGTAGGTTCAGCCATTACAACTGCCCTCTCAGCAATGCGATCTCAGAGTCCACCTGCTCAATGAACGATTTATTGCCGGTCAGAATCGCATCCCGCAGCCGGCGCGGGGTGATTGATGCCTCAAGCGTTGCTATTTCTGCCCGAATTAAATCTTTGGGATTTGGCGCTACAACAGGCTCCAAAACGGGCCTTGGGATGTTCTCAAGAACAAACGCAACCCCATTGAATTTAGCCCGCGTACAAGGGGGAATATCACCGGGTAGGGCATCGACGCAACCCGCCGGAAGCAGGAACACCCCCTCTTCAAGCGGAGATTGATCAGCTTCAGTCAGCGATACGAAATAGCCATTGGCATCAAGTTGTGAAACGGTTTTCATGTGTCAATCCTTAGTATTTGATGATTGCCAGTAAGGCAAGATTTCGCGGGCGGGTTTCCGAGCCGCCGTAGCTTCCAGTACTTGATCCTGCTGTAGCGGATTCACTAGAGCCGCCGCCAACAGGTCGCGAATTAGCGCCAGCTAATGCAGATGAACCGTGTGCGTGGGCTTCAACAGAGAAACCCTGGGCGCTACCAAAACCGCGCCCACTGTCTACTCCACGCCCATCATCCCAACCCCGAATGAACTCACCACGGCCATCAGGGATTGAAAAGGTAGTTGATCCGTCGCCAGCCCCGAAAGTAGTCCCGATGGCTGCAAAGAGTGCGGCGTAGGTAGAGCGAGAAACCAGCGCACCATTTGCCTTTAGATAACCCGCAGGCGCAGAACTTGAAAAGGCGACATACATCACACTACCGATAGGAACGAGGCCCGGCCCAACGAGGCCAGTCAAACCAGTGATGTCACCGTTGAGACCAGCGGCGGCAGCGCCAACCGGAAATCCAGTCGATAACGACCGTAGGCTAATCCAGCCGATGTTGGCGGCGTTGCGTTGCTTCAGGATCCCAGTGGTGACATCAGCCCATAATCGATAGGCACCAATGGCGCCAGGGTCGGCTGCCCCCGAATGAAGCGAATCTATGCTATCCAGTGCGGCATTAACAGCCTGCGCCAACGCCAGACCGGAAAGCGTTCCCGTTGTAGGAATTACGATTAAATTTTGCGACATGTCAGTACCCTTGTGATTTGTAGTTGATGTTTCTGGTTACGCCGATACCGGCGTTGACCACCTGCACAGTGAAGCCGTTGAGCGTCTGGGCGGACAGGATTACGTCGTCTCCCGCTACCCCATTGAGAATGGTGATCTGAGGCAGTGGCGCAACGTTTGCGCCCGTTCCGCCGTTAAATGCCGGTGTATAGAGCACCGTCATGCCGCCGGCGGCCACCTGCATATTCCCCTCCACCATCCGGTCCGGTACATCCACCATGAAGGTGAGCCCTGAAAGGATGGCCGTCACCTGCGGGTCGCTGCTGGAAATCAGCACGCGGGCTTTGTAATACTGGGCGTTGTAGGCACCGGGAATGAAGTTATTCCAAGCGCCGTAAATACCATCCGCCTGGGCCAGTGCAATTTGCGGCTGGGCACTCACCTTGACGCCCAGTGCATCGCCCAGAAAATCAGCAACGCTCAGCACGTCTGACATGGTCAGCATGTTGTCGTAGATGCTCTGGCCACGCACGGTGTAGCCGATCATGACGTTGCAGGGTGCAACGCGCCCGATATTGACGACGTGACCCGCTGATAGATCGTACTCACCCGATGGCGCTACACCGCCGTACCAAATGAAGTCTGGCACGGCCAGAATGTTGGCGACAGACAGAATATTGCCAGCGCCGGCCAGGATGATGCTGCCGGCCTGAATCGCCGCCCCGCCAGAGGTCGTGCCCGGCCAACCGAGCGCAAATTCATCGTAGTTGGCGATGACGTTGCTGGTGAGCGTTCCGCCGGCGAGAACCATTGGAGTCGGGGCAGCAGAATAAGCCAGCCCAGAATGGGCCGACACCCAATAAGTATCATCTCCAATCGTCTGAAACTCTGTATTGGGTGTGCGCCCGAGCACCTGGGCGCCTGCCCATGTCGCCCCTTTGCGCACCTCATATTCCACTGTCCGCACCAGGTCGGGGACGGCATCCCATGAAGCCAGCGTCAACCCAGCACGGAACACACTGATCAGGTTCTGCACGTTGGCCAGCGGCTCCAGCAGCGCCGCACCGGTGACGACATAGGGAAAGGCCGCCACCGTGGCAAGCGACTGTTCTGCGGCACCGTAAATATTGATACTGGTGAATTTGAAGTAGATCGTTTTACCGATCATCGACAGGTCCAGCGGGCCAGACTTGGCGATGGCATTATCCACGCGGGCGAACGGATCACCGACCGCATGCGCTGAGCCACTGGTGCCAAAGGCCGAGCGCGTCAGGCCCGACAGCGTGTAGGCCAGGGAACCCGTCAGGGTAGCCGGACCGTGTGCCAGATATTCCGGGTTCGCACCGCCGATGTAGCACAGGGTGGACAGGTTGGCTGAATCGGTTGCGCTGCCGCTGAGCATTTGGCCGCCGTTGATGGTGATGGGCAAACTGCCCGCCGCAATCGGCCCGGCCAAAGCGCCGTAACGGGCTCCGCCGTACAGCACACCGCTGTCTTTGTATTGCACGCCATCCAGCGATGCCCAAATGCGACAGCCGCCCCAGCTGGCACCCTTGCCAAGCACCGCTGCATAGACCTCCAGGCCCGTGGTGGTTCGTGCGATGGGCGCTTCAAAAATAAAGGGTGGCAGTACATCGCCAGGCGCTGCGTTGTAGTCATGCTGGAAGCCGGTGCCCGCTTGCGAGGGGTACAGCGCTGCATGGGCTACGCCTATCAGGAAGTCTTCCGCCACCACTGTCAAGTCGCCGCTGTCGGACTCCCCGATCTCGGTGATGCGCACGGCCAATTTGTTGTAGCCCAAACCGGCATCCGTCAACGTGACCAGATCCATCGGCTCCAACAGGGCCCGCGTCCAGGGCAAATCGAACTCGTAGGTGTTGCGGATGTACATCGCGCGCTGCAGCAGCAATTGGGCTACGGTGCGGGCAATGTCGGCATCGCAGATCCAGTGAGCCGACACAATTTCAGCCGACCGCAGGCCGTAGGCGTCGATATTGGCGCTGTCTTTGGCCTCTGTAATCTCGACGTTGTAATAGTTCGCCCGGTTGACGAACTCGACCCGAATGTGGTTGTAGGCGTCCGCTTGTGGCTTGCGCTTGACGCGGATAGGGTCGCCACCTTCGGAGGGTGTGAAGTCGTCATCCGTCAGGTCATACAGTGGCGTGATATTGGGCGTGTAGGTTGCACCGTTGCCACTGATGACGGTGTCACCATACGGGATCATCTTCAACTGATTGCCCGACCACACAGCGCCGGTATTGGTGAGGGCGCAGATTTTCGCCACAAACTCACCGGCCTGCATTTGCTCGGTGAGCGCAGGCGACAGCAAGATGTTGGATGCCAGGCAGTAGGTTGACCAGGCCGCTGTATCCATCTGGCCAGCAGGGAATGACGCCCCATAGCGGGGATTGGTCAGTACGTCCACCGTGACTAAGGCGGTATTGGCATCGGGGGCGCCGTAGCCGCCGCTGTAGGCCAGTTGCCCAGCGATTTCAAACGAATGGTTTTCAATCGAAGCACTGGCACCCAGGTCGTAATCTTGCGCATAAACATGGGCCAAGCCACTGTAGCCGATGGCTTGCGCCGGAAACGAGGAGGAAAGATAGGGCCAGGTGGCTTGCCCATTCAGCCCAGCCGCGATCGACATGCTGAGTTGCAATGCTGCGGGTGCATCGCCCGAATACAGCTTCTTACCCTTCCAGATACGCGGAATGGCAGAAATGGGGCCCTCGCATAAGCCCATCATGACGGAGGCTGAATAGGTATAGGTGGTGCTGACTTGCGTCACGCCACCACCACCACCGCCGCCCTTGCCGCCCGAGGTTTGGCTGCTGGTGTGAGCGTTGGCTTTAAAGTCGCCGTACCAGAGCATATTGCCCGCGATGCGGTTGACACCATAGACCAGAGGGATGGTGACGCCATAGGCCGAACTTTGCAGCGTCAGTGCTTCAATGCGTGTTTCGCTGGTCGAAATTGTGCTTGATGATCCACCCATTACCAGAGACTCCAGTGTTGCATTTCTCGTCCCTCAAGGGGGTCCTCGGTGGGGCGCGACAAGATCACGCCACGCCCGATATAACTGTGGATAAACAAGCCGTTGCCGGCATAAATAGACCCGTGTGAAAAACAGCGGCCAAACTTGAACAAACACACATCACCCTTTTGCAAAGGCGATCCGGCTGGCTGCAGCGTTGCAAACTTCTCCAGCCAGCCGCTAAAGACTTCCTGGCTATGGTGCAAATGCCAGTCCACTGCATAGGTGCCCGGGTCCACCGGCTGCACCAGCCCGCACGCCTCGTACACCGCGCACAGCAGCTGCGCACAGTCCACGCCCACGCCTTTGAGGCGGGCATGGTGGTGGTAAGGCGTTTTGAGCCATGTCGCCGCCTCAATGACGACGGCCTCTCGCTGGTTTGCTTCGGTGTTCATGAAATAGTCTCAGGTGCTGGCACGTAGGGGTGGCCCCTGAAGCGTGCGACATTGCCAAACTTGCCGCTGCAGGTGCCTTGTGTTTTGTCGCAGCCGGGGTAGACGGCAAACGTGTCGCCGGCCGCCACGGCGCTGGGCCAGGGCTGGATGGTGGTAATGGCGCCCGCACCAAACGCCTTGATCGTGCGGCCAACGCCGGCATTGGCGCCCGTGACGCCAACCGCAAAGCCCAGGGCGAACCAGCCGGCGGCCTGCCCTGCCGCACTGTTGAATGTGGTCTTGGGCGCATCGGTGGCGCTGATCGCAGTGAGCGCTACCCCGTAGGCGGCCTTGGACAATCCACAGGCGCCATCAAACAGGGTGTTGCCGCAGCCCGGCTGGTACACATTGCGCGGCACCATGACATTGAGAAGCTCGCTGTCGCTGTTAACAGTAATGCTGGCCTCATAGCGCGAGGCCTGCGTGTCGCTGATACGGCCTTGAAACAATGGCAATACACCAATCCAGGCTGCGCCCGGTGCCGAGGTGAAGGCCCGATCCAGCGCGAGCCGCGCCCCATCAAAGCCACCGGCGGCAATAAATTGCAGCAAGGGGATGCCGTTAATCAACACAGTGGCATCCGCCGCGAGCGTCACGCCCAGTGAGTCCACGGAGATGCCCACTGCCAGCTTGGTGTTGCCGCGCTTGATGACTGGGCCGAGGTTGAAGGTATTGCCATTGACCATCACCGCCATGTCGGCCGAGGTGTAGCGAATGACCGCCCCGCCCGACAGCGTGATGGTGAACAGGTCAACCATGTAGGTTTGCGTTGCGCTGTTGAGGAAGGCGGCCAGCGCACCCACGTTGCTCTCCCACGATGCGGCCCTCATGGTTTCGCCGTAATCAGTTCGAGCGTCTTCAGCGCCCACAGGTTGTTCATGAACTTGTTGAACTCTGCCGTGTCCTGCGCAAAACAGATACGGCGGTAATAGGTGCCGGTCCACGTCACCGCCGCCCCGGCGCCGGGGGCAGCTACGAACGTCAACAACCCGGCGTCACTCATGGTGTAGTTCATGGTGATTGTTTGCAGCACGCCGTCGAGGTAAACCAGTGGCGCACTGTTTACGTCAAAAACGGGCTCTACAAAGCCGCCAAAGGTACGCACCAACTGAAACAGCCGGTTCGAACCATCCCCCGGGCCCAAAGACTGCGCCGTCACCGCGCAATCGTCGGGGTCAGTGAACAGGAATGAATCGAAACTGCCGCGGCGGGCATTGAAAAAACCGACCAGGGCGGTGAACTCTGCAAAGCCGGTCGTTTGCCGAAGCACCTCGTAAGACAGCTTGTACTTGTAGAGCGGATAGCTGGCATTGGCACTGCGGAAATCACGCTGGCTGACGGATGGTTTGTGCGTTGTGCTCCAGACTGGCGTGCGTGAAACTTCTGCTTTCAGGCCGGGGAAGCTGGGGAAAATAGCATTGCTCATCAGACAAACTCAAAGTTGCGTTTCATTTTTTTGAGCACCTTGCCCAAGTCTTTCAGCTTGATGGAATCATCAGGACTGCCGTAAATATGGATTGGCCCGGTATCACCACCGCCGCCACCCTGCCCCGGCTCCTGGTCTGCCAGGCTACGAATGACATTGGCGTGTTTGGCGGGCAGCACCATTTCTTGTTCGTGGAGCTGGGTGATGGGGTCCAGTCCAGCGGGAATGTCGTAACCCCCCGAGGCACTGGCGATATTGGCGGCGAAGCCCATCACCACACCTGTGGCTGCGATCGCCATCACAGGTGCGAGGAACGGGCCGACATACGGAATAGCTGCAATCGCGGCATACACGCTGGCAGCAACTTCCCACGCTTTGATAGCAATATTTTTCACGGCAGACCATGCATTGGCCGCAACAGATTGCAGTGCGGCGCCCCAGTCAGACGTCGTGCGCGTAGCATTTCCCGCAACAGTGGCGCCTGTTTGTGCTGTTTCACCAAGTGCCCAGGCAACAACTTTCTTGGCAATGAATTGGGTGAAGCCCTGCAATACGGCGCCCCAGAGCGCTTGCAACCCCTGGCGTAACGTCATCATTCCCTGCAACATACTGGCTATGGTGTTCTCAAATCCGCTACGGATTCCACTGAATAAGCTGCGCTGTGCTGCGCTGGACTCCAGCGCAGATTGGCGATTGAGGTCGCCTTCAAGTGCTTTATATTTGCGCTTGATTTCCAGTTTTTGTAACTCAAGCTGCTCAAGCATGACGACATTGGCATCAGGATCAAGTTTTGCAACTTCGAGTTTTTGCGCAATGAAGTCCAACTCGGCCTGCAGGCGCATTTGGTTGAATGCAGCCTGACGGTCCAGGTAGTCGGCTTGAGTCAGGTTTCCTTGGTCACGCTCAAAGGCGGCGCGAGCATCTAACTCGGCAATGTAATCAAGAGTTTCAGATTTCCAGTCTTCAGCGTGCAGCTGGGTGATGGCGCTCTTGTCTTTGGCGCTTTGCCGCAAAATATCAAGCTCCAACTTGCCCATCTTGAGGGCGATCGAAGTACGGTCTTTGCTGCCTACCGTATAGGTGTTAAGGATGTCGCGCCAGTAGGCCAGCTCCTGTTGCTTGCTGAATTCACGCAGGGTGTTCTCGCTCTCAAAGGCAAGCTTTTGTTGGGTTAGAACGGCCTCGTAAGTAGGCATGGCTGTCGGCTCTTTGTCGATCTTGACATGCATGGCTTTGTCTTTTGCAGCTTCCTTTTTTTTGGGGTCGACATAGTCGCTCGTTCCTGCGCCGGGGCCGCCGCCGCTGCCAGCCTGGTCGTCGCGGGCAAACAGGTTATAAACCTGATCGGCCGTTTTGCGCGACTCATCGGCCATGCGATTGAGTGAGCCAGACCATGCATCGGCCATGTTGTTTCCAATGGACTTGAAGGCGTTCACTGCGCCTGAGAAATCCCCGGTCATGGCGCGGCCCAGCATTTCAGTGAGGCCGCGCAGGGGTTCCAGCACGCTGTAGAGCATGAGCTGGAGTGTTTCCCACAGCACGCTCACACCATTTTTTACAAACAGAAACGCAGAAGTCAGACCGCTGAGCGCACCGCGCACGAGAATAATGGCGGCCGGCATGACACTGTTGAACATATTGACCAGCGTGGTCATGACGGGCATGAGGGAGTCGCCGATGGCTTTGGTCATGCCTTGCGTACCGAAACCTGCTTTGTCCATGGCAGCGTCATATTCTCCCCATGCGGCCACGGCGTTTGCACCCACCGTAAGGCCCATTTCTTCCATGGTGCGACGGGCATCTTCTTGTGTTTGCTGGTTGTACACCATGAGTTTGCTGGAGGCGTCCAGGCCCTTGCCAAACAGGATCTGCGAGGCCAGCATGCGGTCTGTGCCCTCTTTGTAGTTGCCCAGCACTTTGATGCCGTCTGCCACCAGTTCTGTCATGGGGCGCAGATGGCCTGATGCATCACGGGTTGCCAGACCCATTTTGTTCATCTCTTCTTCGTTTTCTTTGAGCCTTTTCGCCATGCCTTTGGCAGCGCCCTCATATTCACCAGTAGACGCGCCAATGTCTTCCATGGCAATCTGGATAGCCCGGGCTTCATTGGTAGTGACTCCAAGAGCGCGACCGAGATCCATCGCGATCTCTGTCATCTTGGCCGCCTCATCAACAGCCTTGGCGCCCATAAAACCAGCGGCCAAAATTAATGACATTTCGGCAAATACAACCTTCAGCCCGGCCAGCGGACCGGTGGCGAGGCCGCCCAGCGCGTTGGCCACGCCGCTTTGCCCGCCCTTGGCGGCGTCAACCATGCGGCGCATGGCTTGCTCGAACGGATTGATGTTCGCGCCAACCTGAAAACCTGTTGCGTTTTGTGTGCTCATGATGCTACGTTTTTAATAGCTGCTTGATCTTATTTAATAAGGGCTAGCAGCATTTTTTACTGTTAATTTTCAAGCTGCCGGCGGCGGGGGTATCAGGTCCAGCATGGGGTCGTTGGGGCGGCCTTCAAAGGCAGGGATGCCTGCCATGGCAGCGGCCATAGCGACGTCTTGCTCACTACTGGGTACTGATGACTCCGCCATGCGGGCGGTGCCAGGTTGGGCGTCTTGTTTAATGCCCAGGAACTGGGCGATGCGCCTGAGCTGGATGGCTGCAGGGGGGACTTCCTGCCACCACTCGCACAGGGCAAAGTATTGGGGCAGGTCGCAATGGTGCTGGACGTGCTGCCACGTCCAGCCCGTGCCGCTTACGATGTGAGCGGTGATGCGGTCCCAGTTGATTCCCCCAGCGTACCGCCCTCCTCGGCGGTGGTGCTGGCGGTAGTGCTGGCAGCAGCTTTGGCTTTGCGCATCAGGCCAGACACATCCATGGCAGCCTGAAAGGTTTCCATGACCAGGTCCAAGCCCAGGTGCTCCGCGACAAACTCGGGCGTGATGTCGGGGTAGTTACGCCGCAGTGCCTCAAACACGAGGCTGATGATGGTGTCGACCGATGACTCTGAAAAATCAAAGTTATGCTTTTGCATGTCGATGCCTTTGGCATGACGCTTGAGCGTAGCGAGGCTACAGGGCGGCAGGGTGTAGATCACGCCGTCAAGCTTTACATCGACGCCTTCGAACGGTGGCGATGCAACAAATACGGGAGCCTTGGGCTGGGTGGTATTGGTCATCATCAGTATTGGCAGATGTAGCCGACGCTGCCTGATGCATCGGCAAAGGATTCTGCATCCAGGTCATTGCTGGTGAAGTCGTCACTTTTGAATGGCAGGGCCATCTTGCCTAGCACGTTGGCATTGAGCTTCATTGCCAGCGTCTTACCCGCGTACTGGTTGTAGAAGATGGCGCTGAAGGTGGGGGTGTAGCCCATCAGGTTATTGGTGATGGCAAACAGCTGGCTGGTGGCGCTGATGGCGATGCTGTATTCGTAGCTGATAAGAACAGGCAGGCTGGCATCGGCGGCAGCGAAGGTGTAGACACCGGTAGCAGGGACCAGACTGTATTGGCCGGTTGTGGGGGCGCTGGCCACGCGCAACAGCGCAATGCCGGTGAGTGCATTGGTTACGCCGAGGTCGGCGACAAAGACACCGGTGGCTGGTGGCACGATGGTGATGGTGAACGTGGTGACGGCGGGTACTGTCTTGGCTTCATCAATCACGGCAGATTTGCGGCTGGCAGTGGGCTGGCTGCCGAGGAACAAGGACCCGAGGGCGGCGCCGCTGAAGTCGCCGCTTTTTGCTTTCCAGCCGATTTTGGCTTTGCCACGGGCGATGGCGATTGCAAATTGCTTTTCACCGTGTAGGGTTTTGGTCTCGAAGTCGAAGTCAACCGAGACTTCTTTGAGGACGGCAATGGCCACGGGGGTGGGGTTGAGGATGGCGTTGCCGAGCGCATCTTGCATGGGGGTGGCAATGAGCTTGCCTGCTCCGAATAGGATCATGGTGGGTACTCCAGGGAAGGGTTACAAAGGCAAGAGCAGGTTTTGCTCACGCATGGCGAGGGTGATTTCGTAGAGATGAAGGGTCCAGCCAGCAGTGCCGTCAGCGCTTTCACGTTTCCAACTGGCCCGCCGCCAACGGGTGCTAGCGACCAAGCCGCCCAGCGTGGGGTCTGCCATCAGACGGGCATGGGCGCTGGCCCAGATCGGGTTCGATAGCTTGCGGGTGGGCTGCTCCACGCCTGCACTGTTGATGGCAGCACGGGTGTACACCGCCAACTCAATTTGCAGGGTGGTAGCGATTGAGCTGCGCAAGGGGTCGTAGTCGCACCAGGGCTGGCCATCGGCTTCACGCAGGTTGATGTCAATGGCGTTTTCCTGGTCGACAGTGAAGGCTTGCGCCCGGTCTTCAAACACACCGCCAGTGGCTTCGGGTGTGGTGCTGACGACAGCCATAAAGGCGTCCATCGCCTGGTCTATCAGGGTGGTCATGCGCGCATCTCCTCCAGCTCGGCCCGGGTAAAGGTACCGTCACCTTGCTTGCGCGGGATGTTGTGCACGCGGTACTGGACAGCGCGTATGGTCAGGCCTTCGCCAGCAGCCACGTTGGGGGCATCGGCGGTGGCATATTCGATTTCAATATGCGCGGTGTGAACCGAGTCGCCCAGGATGAGTTGCTCGGGTTGCACAAAGCCCACGACAAAGCCGGGGCCGGCCGGGGCGCTGGCCCGGATGGCGCGGGTGGCCAAGCCATGGTCTTCAAATACGCTCATAAAAATAGAAGCATCGAACATGCGTGTACCGCCGATTCCGGTTTAATGAATGGCGCCGTCGAGCAACACGGTACCGCTGGCGCTGGGATTGGCTGCAATGGCGTAGGCGACGCCGACCAGGGTGTCGGTGGTATTGGTGATGGTGAACGCCTTGGCGGTGTCATCCCAATACACCTTATCGCCGACAGCCCAGGCTTCGGCTGAATTTTTGGCCACAGTGAAGACGCCTTCGCGCAGCACTTCGACCGTAGCGCCGGCGGCGGCGGCGTTGGTAGTGATTCCAAAGAGACTGCCCACCAGCAGGCCCACTCCAGAGGCTACTGCAGCGGCAGAGATAAGAGTGACAACGTCGCCCTTTTGTTTGAAGTTTTTCATGAGAGATTCCTAAAGTGAGAAATGAAAAAGCGCACTCAAGGTGCGCTTTTGGGAGGGTGCTGCTCAGCTGCTGGATCAGTTGCCGCCGTTTTTGTAGAGACCGCGGGTATCGATTGCTTTGGCAGCGAAGACGTGGCGGGCTTTGATCATCAGGCCGTCCACTTCAAAGCCTTCTTTGCGTTCAGTGAACAGGCCTTCTTCGCCTTCCAGGTAGGCGTATTCGATAGTGTCGATGCGGCCCGGGCTGGCAGAAAGGTACCAGGCGTTGCCGATAACGCGGCTATCAACTACCACTTCGAGTCGGGTGTTGCTGGCGGGGTTAATGTCCACATTTTTAGCGGCAACAAACTGGGCGCTGGTGTACTGGTAGGCTTCCACTTCCTTGTTCGAGCCCACGATCAGGAAGGAAGGCTCCAGATTCAACTTGCGGCCCTGAGGTCCGGTCTGCTCACGCATGGCAGCGCGGGCAGCACCCAGCGTAGTCAAGTTGATGGCAGCACCGGTGCCAGCCAGGTTGCTGTGGTCGGCATGAAACAGGGCCACGGTATCGGCCATAGCGGCATTAGCAGACAGGATGCCATAGACGATGTCGCCTTCGCTGGCGGCGGCTTCTTCGGCAATCATGACCGGCAAACGGTCGAAGGCTGTCATGTCGTCATTGACCAATGCTTCCCAAGTGACGGCGATGATGCCGCCAGACTTGGCCAGGCTGTACTTCTCGGCTGAGTCGCCGAAGGACAGGTATTTGTATTCACCGCCCTCTTTCACCTTCTCGAACTTGCCGAGATCGGATAGCTGAGTGACGGCCTTTTCTTTAAAGTCTTTATTGCTGGAGCGCCGAGCCCAGCCGGTGAAGCTGCGCGGGGACAGTGCGTAGGCTGCGCGCAAGGTGCGACTGATGGTGTTGGCCAGCACGTTGGTGAAGTCACTGGTACCGTGCATGCCGGCAGAGCGGACGGCATCGCTGTCGAGGTTGAGGGCAGCCAGGGCAATCTCGCGGCGGGTCAGGCCATCGGAATTACCGCCAGCCATGGCGATCGAGCGGCGGGCCATGTCGATCAGGTCCATGCCCCGGAAGGCGCGGGCCCCTGCGATGTCGATCACGCGATCGCCCAGTTGGGTGCGTCCGGGTTGGGCGCGCAGGGCAATGGCGTCAACCATGCGGCTGCGGGTAACTTCGACTTCATCGCTCACGGTGCGGATGCTGGTGGCACCACGTGAGGCGGTAGCGTTGCTGCGTTGGGTGAGCGCTTCAAGCACTTCGCGGCGGGCTTCGTCAATACCGACACCGGCATCGATCAGGCGAGTGGACAGCGCATCAACGTCAGCACCCAGGGTAGACCGGGCCGCTTGTACGGCGGCGCGGATCTCGGTCTGGCGGGTGCGTTCGGCTTGTATGCCGGCAGCGCGGGCGGCCTCGGCATGGTCGGGTGCAGCGGGAGCGCTGCGGGTGGTAGTGTCGGCTGCGGCAGGATTACCGGCGGCGAGGTTTTGCGCTTGTGGCATGGTGGTGCTTTCAAAGTTACGGGTTTGGGTTGCGGCTGGGTTCCCCGCCGTGGGGATTTGGTGGCCTGTGTCTGTGATGACGCAGGGGTAGGTACGCAGGGTGCGACCTTCGTTGTCTTGGAGGTATTCGCCTTCGCTGCGCACTTGGCAGTCCATGTCGGCCGGGATAGCTACCAGGCTGACTTCCATCGGGGTCCAGCGGGTGATGCGGTAAACCCACATGCCTGCTTCATTGCTGGGGGCGACCATTTCGATCGCATCGCGGGCATAGCCGACGCTGACGTTGCGGATGACGCGGTCTTCAAGGTCTTGCACAATGCCGCGCACAGAGTCGCGCCGGCTGAGCTGGGTTTGCACAGTGCCTACACCAGCCTCAACAATGGGCTGGTCACACACGCCGATCTGGTCTTCCAGGCTATAGGCGTAGTGACTGTTAAGCAATGGGGCCCCGCGTTCCAGGCGATCGAGGTTGATGGCCTCGGGGGTGACTTCGAGTTGCTCCAGGTAGTAGCGGCCGTTGTTCCAGTCGTATCGGCGCACTGGAGCGCCTGCGGCAAATACGAGCTCGAAACGGGCGGCTGGGGCAGCAGTGGTTTCACCTTCTGCCGGGTCGGCACGGGTGAAGTTGCGCACGGCCATTTGCAGACTGGCCAGCGGCATGTCGGCGCTGCGGGTCTGTGGGGGTTGCGGGGCGGTTGCGGTTGGCATGTTGCGTCCTTGGGTTAATGGGTTACGGGGTGGCGGTGTGCTTGAGGGCATCGGCACCGGTGAGGCCGAGTTCAGAGACGGCAGCATCGGTGTCAGTCACAATGCCGGCGGCTTTGAGGGCATCCAGTTCATATTTACGCTCTGTGATAAATGCCTCAAGCGTGGTGCCTTGCTCTCGCAGCCATTCACTTAAGGTGTAGCCGCCGCCCCGGATGGCTTCTTTGGCGGTCAGGGTGTCTTTGAGCGGGTCTACCTGGGCTTTGCGCGGCATGCTCATCTTGTCTTTGGTCAGAGCTCCGATCGGGACACCAGCCAGGGCAGCAGCTTCCTGCCACCATTTGCGGATGGGCTGCAGCACTTGCGGCACCAGGGTGAGCCATTGCTCTTGCTCGATCATTTGCCGGAACTCAATCAGGCCCATACGGTTGCTGGCAAAGTTGGCTTGGCTCATGTCGCCGGTCAATTGGGCGTAGGTGATGCCGGCACCTACCGCCAGGGCGTGCAACTGGTGGCGGGTGAATTCACCGCCAGCGCTGGAAGGGATTGGGTTGTTGAAGGTGACGCTTTCGCTGGAGCCGACGCGGCCAATCATGCCGGGGCGCATTCTTTCGACGCCTGGCGTGTTGCCGGCCATGCCGAGGGCTTTGTCGGGTTTGTCGCTGCTGATGATGGCGACGACGCAGGCCTCCATCTTTTTGCGGATCAGCTCAGCATCGACCCAGTCAGACAAGTCGCGGTAGCGCATCAGGCTGACAGCCAGCTCGCTGACGCCGCGCACTGCACTGGGTCGGTCGCGGCGGCGATAGTGAATGACTTCACTGGCTGGCACGCGGCGGCTCTCGAAGCTGCGAGCGCTCCAGCCGGCCAGTTCACCCGGGTGTTCGGGGAATAGCCAGTAGGCTACGCAGGCGCCCAGGGCATCGTATTCTTTGCCGAGGATGCAGTAGTTGCCGCTGTTTCCAATGGGGCCGATCTTGTGTTCGTCCAGGAAGTCAGGCTCCAGAAGTTGGATTTGCATGGGGATGGTGTAGCCATCGGTCACGCGGCGCCAGCGACGACGGATCAGGACCTCGCCCGCACTGAATCGTTCAGTAACAGCCAGACGCAACAGGCCGCCCAGGTTGTCAGTGCCGTCAGCATCGCATGCGAGGCTATCGCACCAGGTTTGCCACTGTTCGGCTTCGCGCGGGTCGTTGGGGGTGATGGTGATTCCGTAGCCCACTACGTTGCTGGCAAATACGGCGGTGGCGCGCTTGGCGTATTCGTTGTTGCGCACAACGTCACGGGCACGGTTGCGAATGCGGGCCATGCCCTGGCTAAGTTCGGCATTGGCACTGCCACCGCTAGCCTGCCAGCCAGCAGTGCGACGGCCGCTTTTGGCGGCATCGTAGCTACGGGCGTGTTCCAGGCCCATGCGTGCAATGGAGCGACGCAGGCCCCAGCCGGGGAAGATGCGTTCAATGGCACGATCGATGCCGCTACCGGTTGCGATCTTTTCTTGTTCTTGCATCATGGCGATCAGTCCCGGCTGAATTCAGTGATGCTGGTCATGCCGCGTATCGGCGCATCTGCCAGCAGACCCATGGCCACCAGTTCTTCACGGATGACGCGGCGGGCATTCATGAGCGAAGGCAGGTCCTGGTACTGGATCTCTTTACCGTCGTAGCGCACCTTGAGGGTGCCGCTGGCGATGGCTTTCTCGATGGCTTCGAGTTGGGTGACGGTGAATCCGGCCATGGTGGGTTGTCCTTTTCAATACCAGTTGTCGGGCACATTGAGTGACCAGTCATCGTGTTCATGGGCTACAGCCGGTTCCTGAGTGGACTCGACGGCAACAGTGGGTTCAGTGGCTACCTCATGGGTAGCCGGTTCAGACGTCTGCACGGGCTCAGGCTCAGTGCCGGCGGTAGCGATAGGTGCAGGCTGCTGGGTAAACATGTCGTGGACACGCGGCTCCAGCAGGCGCTCCAGTTCGTCCCAGTCCGCTGCCCGTGCCGTGTGAATGGCCACACGGGGGTGCATGGCGGCGGCATAGGCATAGACCCACGTGTCTAGCGGTTCATTGCGTTTACCGGGTCGGTTGACCCATTTGCCGGTTTCCAGGTCGTAGTACTCGGCGGTGATACCTTCAAAAAAGGTGGTCGGCAACTCGGCGCTGTAGCGCACCATGCGGTCGGTCATTTCTTGGTGCAACAAGTCGCCATCAATGCGGGCAAACAGAGCGCTCTTGGCGGTATCGGTACCGACCATCCACAAGTCCACGCCGTTTTTGTCCATGGCGCCGCGGTCATTTTTGACGTCCTGTTTACTGGGCTTGCCAAGTACCGGTTTGTTGGGCTGGCTGTAGCCTTTGACGACGATCACGTCGTCATGCCGGTATTTGCGGGCATATTTGTAGGCCTCATGTACCGTCACACCGTCGCCAGAGTCAATGGCTGTCATGCTGATACGCAGGTCAATCCCATAGGCATTGCGAACGACACGGCGGCGGTAGGTGGTGATCACTTCCCAATCGGCACTGCGCGAGGGGTCGCCGGGGATCTCGACGTAGTCCACCGTGTGGCAACGCTCACCACGACCCCAGGCTACCAAGTGCAGGGCAAAGTAGCCGGCCCGCTGCACGTCAACACCGAGTGTGAGAAGCAGGTAACCCGCCAATACAGTGCGCAGTGGGTAGGCCTCGCTGCGCTGCTGCAGGGCGCTGGCTTGCACGGCATCCGAGTTGTTCTCATACGGCAGGCCTTCGTGCAGGTTCACAAAGGTCTGCATCTTGACTGGGTCGTCTTTCGCCTCGATAAACTTTTGCGCCCGCTCGGCCCAGGTGTAGCCCAGGCCTACCGGGCTGTACAGGCCGTTGATGTGGTAACCGCGCTTTTTACGCTTGGGGAAACGGTGGCGCCACTCTGCTACACCGCCTGTTGCTTTGCTGGCCAGCATGCCCGGCTTGTGATGCTCTTCAATTTCGCAGCCGCAGTGCTCGCAAACATATACCGCGGTATCTGGCCAGTGGTGCGTCTTACCGTCTTCGTCCTTTGTTTTCTTCCAGCGTAGTTTTGCAAACTCCAGCACCTGCATCTCTTTGCAGTGCGGGCATGGCACCCAGTATTGGGCCATGCTGCTGGACTCATATTCATCGGTGATCACAGAGGCACCGCGCACTTTTGGGGTGCTGGTCTTCAGGATCTTGCGCCGGGGAAAGTTGGCGGTGCGCTGCTCGGCCAGCTTGACCGGGCTGCCTTCATCTTTCAGACTGACCGGGTAGCGGTCGACTTCATCGAGCGCGAGTTTTTTGATTGGCTTGCTGGCCAGCTCGCTGGGGGAGTTGGACCAGCCCAGGTAGAGCACGCCGCCAGGAAAGTTTTTCTCGGTGATTTTGTTGCCACTGCCACGCTTGCGGGCACTGGGTATCTTGGCCTGGATGCGCGGCATCATTTCAATAGCAGGGTCCAGGCGCTGGCTCACAAAGTCTTTTACCGCTTTTTCGGTGGGCTGCACGATCAGCATCGGGCCGGGGTCCTGGTCGATTGACTCGAACATCCAGTTCAATAGCACCTCGGTTTTCAGCACCTGCGACGCGGCCATGATGACAACCTCTTGCGTGCGCGACATCGAGCTCAGCTCATTCATGACCTCTTCGGCATACGGCGTGCGGCTGGTGCGCCACTGACCGCCCTCGGGGGATGACTTGCTGGGCACCATGCGGTACTTGTCTGCCCAGTCCGAGATCGACAGCCGTTCAGGTTGAAGCCAGGCTCTCGCTGCGGCATCCATAACCGCGTGGTAACCATCGCTCAGGTTCATGGTGAGCCCGGTGCATTCTGCAAAATGAGCAGTTGCAGCTTATCGCGCAAGGTGTCGCACATCCGCGTCACCTCAGATTCGATCATCATGTGGATCTTCCCGGCATCAGTTTCGGGTGTTACCAGGGGTGTGAGCCGGTCCGGCAACGACAGCAGCTCCGATCGGGTCGACACCATGGAGTCATACACGGCACGCTTCATCGGTTCTACTTCTGCAACCGTTTCTTTCAGCCGGGCTAAAAGGATCTGATCCCGCTCATTTTTAGTCTTTTCACCGAGAGTCCGTGCATCTAGCAATGATGACTGCGCAGTAACCTTTTCCTGAGTAAATTCAGAACTGGAAACAACTACTGTTTTTTTGTTTACCAAGGCCTCGACTACCGTTCCCATTGGCATCACACCAAATACACCTGCCTGGCGCTGACCTCCCCGAAGAGGATTTGCCGTCGCACTCATACCAGCCCGCACAGCCTCAACATCAACTGTTCCATCATTCAGCCTGGAACATCGTCCCATCTTTATTGCCTTTCGGATAGCTCCCTCAGTGATATCTAGCTGACGTGCGCACTCCCTAACAGAAACGCCTTTCGATGATTTATCTAAAAAACTCATTTTGAAACAATGTTCCGTTACTGCGTACTGTGCGTACTGTGCGTACTGTGCGTACTGTGCGTACCAACTTTAAAAAGTCTGCAAACCCGTAAACAACGGGGTCCGAATTACCCTCGGTGGGGGGTGGGTGCGGGAAGTACCTTTGAATTTTTGACGGCATCAAAGCAATTGCATTTGTTGCTTCGGGATGGCGGTGCGCATTGCATCAGCCACTGCCCGCTCCAACTCCTTGGCGAACCGTTCATCAACCACTCGCTTGGCAATGCCAGGTACATCCAACTGCTGACGGTATGAAGGCTGGCTCGCAAAGATAATCACCGGCTTGATTGCCGAGCCACTTGTGCCGAAGTTGATGCGCTGCCAGACGCCAAGGGGTAAGCGACCACCACCTGGCCTGCCGATGAAGTACGTAATTCCCCGTGCCCCGGTGCGCTTGTTGCCACGGGCTAAGCTGGACCGCTTCTTATCGTTCATATTGGCCGAGTAGCCCTGCTCACCGAACGCCTTGAAGTAGGACAGGATCTGTACGATCTGCCCTCTCGACATATTCCCGTATGCATCCAGCTTGGCCGCACTGCCTGGCAATGCTGCATACCCCGACGGCAGCAACCCGGTGCGCTGTAATGACCGCTCGAATGCCTTGAGCTTTCGCTTTCCCCCGTACACCAGAGGTGACAGGTAGTCACGGGCTGATGTTCCTCGCCCAAATGCATCGCGGAAGTCTACTGTCGCAACCAGCTTGAGCTTGGTCGCAGGGTACAAGCGGAAGCCCTTCATTGTGTATGGCGTGGGCCGGTCGATCAGGCTGGGTAGTTGCCGTTCAACCTCTTCTTTGCCAGCCTTTGCGGTACGGGTCAGTGCCAGCGCTGTGGCGTAAGGTATCTGATCGCCAGCAACCCGGGCCCACTGCGATACCGTGGCTTCCAGATCACTCTTCACGCTGAACTGGATCATGGGAGCCTCCAAAAGAAAACCCCTGCAAGTCATGGTCTGCAGGGGCTTTAAGGGATGTTGAATTCAGGGTGGTGACACGAATTCCACATCTTGCATGAAATGTAGCAAATAAGTCTATGTTGACAAACTACTTTCGATTTCACTCACGGGGCAAATGATAGGCAATTCTTTGGGCCGTCTTTACGTCTGCACGGTTATTTAACCAGGACTGCAGCGTATGGTCTGCTGTATCTAGGTTGGCCTTGACCGTGGACTCAGCCCGGCCCATACGCTGGGCTGTTGCTTTGATCCCGATGCCATCGATATAAATCAACTGCAGCGTCTGATACAGATGCAGCCTGGCAGGCCGCAGTGACTCCACCGCTTGGTTTGTCAGCACCGCGTCCGTCTCTTCAATCGTGCCCATCAACTCCTTATGCCCATCCACCGGCTCACTCAGAAACACCGATTGAGTGGCGTAACCCAGGCCGCCGCTACTCTCGCGCACCTTCCACAGCGCCCAGTTGTCCAGGCGGTACTTGATGTAATCAATGCGAGCCATCAAAACACTCCTTCGTCAGCAAAAAACACAATGTTGAAGTCGCCATGCTCGCGCTGCCAACGGGCCAGCTCAGGCATGACCTGCCCACGGGTGAACGGTGTCCCAACAATGCGCCGTCCTTCCAGTGCGTAAAAGAAATTGGGATAACCCCGAAGGCCTTGACGCACCCACGCAAACACATCAGTACCGAATGCCTGGGCCTTTTCCTGAATCGCCAAATAAGTCTCGGGCATGGACCGCTTGATCTCCTCGATCTTGGCTGAAACATCTTGATTTGCTGTCTTGTGGTCCACTTGGTCCAACCTTTTATATAGAGTAAATAAAGTGAAGTGCGAATGCCCGCGAGCGCGAGCGTGGGTGTGTGCCTGCTTGTGCCTGCCCGCCTTGCAATCAGGCCGGGGACACAGACTTGAAACACAGTGGGCAATGCAGCAGCTTCAACCCTAGTTACTTAGGAATTAGGGCTGCTGGCGGTCTCTATGCAAACCGCTGGACCACTGGACCACTTCTAGGTCATTGGGGGGTGTGATGACTTCCCCGCAACCGCGCCACAATGGAAGGAGCGACGTTGAACGCACCCTTCCAGCCCTTCGGGCGCACTACTGCCAATCTTGCGTCTGGTAGTGCTTGCAGCACGGCGCGTTTGTTGCGCCATGACCGTCTTCTGGTCATGGGGCATCGTCACCGTCCTTGTGTTTGAAAACAACATGGGTTTCTGATCTAGTGATCGCGGTTGATCACATTCAACCCGATCGTCCTGGCCGCATCCACCGTTATCAAATAATCAATCTGATGACTGGTTCTGAAGTGCCATCTATGCGGGATTTGCTTTGTGACCTCAAGGCGCAAGTAATCCTTATCTTCCATGAAGCCATGTTTAGCAATCTTGCTCTGCATCCAGCCCGAAAACTGAATATAGACCTTGATGAATTTATGAACATCACGGGCATTAACCGTTTCTTGAAGAACGCCGCCAATTTGCTTCAGTTGAATAGGAATGAGTGGATGCATATTGAAGTTACTTTTTGACCTGCTGTTGGGCAACCAAGTATTGCCCGCGTGCGTCCTGAAGCAGGTACTCGCAGGTTTGCATGTAGGAGCGGGAGTTCTCCAAGCTACTTTGTGCGGTGACGCGCTGGGCTTTGATGGAGAGGACGTTGTCGCACTTCCAGCGGCGTAAATTGATGATGCTGGACGGCCGGCGACCCGGTCCACGCTGTTGCTGGACGGGCTGCAGGGCAGCAGTAGGCAAAGGGATGATCTGTGCGGATGTACGCACAGGCAGTGAGAGGGATTGAGCCATGATTGGCCTCCTAGTGGTTCGTTTTGCAACAACCACCGCACCCACTTCCAAATGAGGGCGGCAGCTCGAACAGGTTGGAAGACCGGGAACCACTTGCGTGAACCGGCAGGCCCTTGCGAGCCTCCCATTCGAGCCGCCATAAACTGGGGACTTGAACAACAAAGCCGCATGATCTGCGAAGAGACTGCGGCTTGCGTCGCAGTGGTTACACGGGCTTCCAAACCCGATCCCGCTATCAAGCGAGACAGGTTGAGTGTACCCGGATTGCGGCGCGACATCAAAACGGTGCATCGTCACCTTCCTGTTTAATCGGTCCGGTCACCTTGGGAGGTGGTACGGCCGTCATATCGTCATCCGTCTCAATCGGTGGCCAGTTAGAAGGCCTGACGTATCCCCAAGCCCTCCCGCCATTAACTCGTTTCTTGACCCGCTCCCAGCCCTCGTGATCAAGCCAGCCTCGGATCTGCGCCTCAAGGGCAGGCGTACTCTTCCCGGCATCGACTTGCAAGGCCAGGGTCAGCTGCGCGATCGTCACAAAGTTGGCCAGGTCATTCACGATGGCGGCAATCCCCGTTGCCACAGGTGGCCGGGTCAACACGTGCTGCAACTCGGACTGCACCGCTGTTTCAAGCAGCCGGCTTTCCTGCATCGGTGCGAACAGACGCTTTTCTGCATCCGGTGTCGGTGTGAACGCCACGCCCTGCTCGTACAACTCAAACGCTTCAGCCAGCAGTTGATCGCGGTACTTGATCAACCACTCGGTGTTGATCACATGCTTGACCGGCACCGGCCAGAAGCGCCGATTACCAGTACGGTCGCGCAGATAAGTGTTTTCGTTGGTCGTGCCCACCAAAATGCACTGGCGCGCAAAGCTGCCCACCGTTGCGCCATAGGCCACGCGGTACCGGTCCACCTTGCTGCTGATAAACGCTTTGATCGCGCCAATGTCGGATTTACTGAAATGCGTCATCTCAGCAATCTCGTACACCCACAGGCCTTGCACTTGTTCCTGCGCTTCCTTTCCGCGACCCACCTCAAACGGTGTATCGCTGTAATACTTCGTTCCGCCCAGAATCTCCACCATGGTCGACTTGCGCAGACCGCCCAAGCCTTCCAGCACTGGGCAATAGTCAAACTTGCAGCCGGGCTGCATCACCCGGTTAACCATGCCCAGCACCCAACAACGGCCCACAATCTGTAAATACTCCAGCATGGCTGGGCTCAATGAATCGGGCGACTCGCCCAGCACATGTACCAGCCAGTTCGTCAGGCGCGGCTTCTTGTCCCACACCAGGCCCTGCAACATCTCGCGTATCGGGTGAAAGCGCCGGGTATGCGCCACCGTCTGGATCGCTTCCATCAGGGCTGCCCGGGCAATGCTGGGCAGACCATAGGTATCGGTCAGGTACTTGCCCAGCATCAGATCCACCGCGTCGGTCACATCGCCCACCTGCGAGTGCGGCCAAGGCCACAGCGTGCGGCTTTGCATGTTGTTGCTCAGTTCGTTGTAAGCCAGCACCGGGGTCAAGATCGGGTCACGCTCAAGGATCAAGATCACCATTTTGCGTGATGCCATCCAACACTTTTTCTCTTTGTTGTAATACGGCGCAAGCCAGTCCGGAACCTGCCGACCAGCAATGAACGTGAAGCCACAGTCATCCGCGCCTTCAGTGTCAACGAGGCTATCGATTTTTTTCGCTGTGCTTTTGTCCGCCGCTGTTGCTGGCACATCAGTGCCATCGCCCAAGGGCAAGGCAAACGCCTGCCCAAAGAAGCCCAGCACGCGCTCACCAGTCCAGCCGTTGGTAGTGATGGCGTCGGCACAGTCCCAGCCCGCCGGCACAGCCAGCGGCTCAGGGATGGGTAGCAGCTGCACGGTGCAACTATGCTCGGCACGCAACAGCGCACCAATGCCCAGCATCGCCGCCATGCCAGGTTGTTTGGCCACCGGCAGCAGCGGCTTACATCTGGCTGCCAACTCGCATGCTGTATCACCAACGAGACGGCGATCGTTAGCAGTAATTTGCCCGCCTATGCCATCCAGCTGCTGCAAGGCTTGTGCCACAAGCGTGTCGCGCTCCTTCTTGCTCAGCTTCTCGCGGTGGGCGTCACAGTCCGGCCACAGCAACACGGTGCAGCTGGCCAGCCAGGACCAGTCCGCCTTCTTCCAGCCGTTGCAGCCACCCGACCAGCTCGCCACCAGGTAGACGCCCGGTGCGTGTGCTGTCAACAGCGCCTGCAGGATGTCGGCCTTCTTTTCACCCTCCACCAGGATGACCGTCGGCAAAGGCCCGCATGACTCCACGCCCAGCATCCCTGCGGGCGACACCTTGCCAGGGAAATACAAGGGCCGGGGCGCATCCCACTGCTTCCAGTGCCAGCGGCTGGCTCCATCACGGGCCGAGGTACACCAGGTGTAAGGCAGTGTTTCTTTGCCGCCGTCGCTGGTGCGAAAGCGCACCACGTAGCCCATCAAGGCGCCGTCGATCTCGTAAGCAGCCGTGTGTTCGATTTCTTCCAGTGTTCGGTACTGGTGTTTGAAAGTAGCAGCAGGCGCATGCTCTGGCACCGGCACCACCGTGCACCAGCCTTCGTCTGTCTTGCGGGCCACTGGTACAGCCGCTGGTACATCGCGCACCGGCCTTACCACTGGAGTTGTATCACTGCGTGCATGCTGCACGCCGGCCACGTCTTCCAGGCCTTCTTCACGCGCCAGCTGCAGTGCGCCCTTGCCCATGCTCAGATCATGGATGGCCGCGTACAGGCTCACCAGATCGGCGCCACCCTCACCCGTAGCAAAGTCGCCCCACTTGCCGTTGGTTAAATTAACCGAGCAGCTGGTGCCCTCACCGCCCGACAGGGAGCCGCACACATATTCATGGCCCTTGACCACGCCACCCGGCAGCCACATCGGCACCAGCTGGCCAGCGCGAGGCAGCAGGGCTTCAGCCAGCGCCACAAACTTAATCGGCGGCAACGGTGCCCGCTCAGCCGTCATACCTCACCCCCAAAAGAAACGCAGAGGGTGTTGATCCAAACCGGCAGCACCACCACCGGGGTTTGTTGATTGGTCATGGGCTTGTTACCGGGTCCAGCCAGCGATGCACTGGTCAAGCACGGCACGACCTGATGCCTCAGAAATGTCTGAAAGTTTGGCTGGCGCGTATTCAGCTACCGGGCGATTGCGGTACGCCACACAGCGCCACCCCACAATGTCCAACTGGCCCCGGCGCTTCAACGCTGCCACCATATAGCGCGCCGCCTTCAGGCCCACACAACCCCGCATCGCCAATTCCTTCAGCGTGGCGCCCTGCCCTGATTCCGCCCGCTCTCGTTTGATCGCATGCGACACCTGCAACAGCTTGAGGTAGACCTCGCCCGCAGGCCGGCCTCGTTTGACCGATGGCGTTGACGCCACAACAACCGCGCCCATCAAACCACCTGCTTCAGTTGGGCGGCCTTGCCAGCCTGGTTGCGCAATGCCAGCGACTCACGCAAAGCATGCGCACTGGCAATCATCTGGCCACATTTCTTATCGATACGCGCCAGCTCGTTGTCCGTGATCTTGTTGTCTGCCAGATCGCTTGCAACCTCTTGGCACAGGGCGCCAAACTCACGCGCCGAGTCCGCCAGACGCAACATGCAATCGTCCTGCGGAAACTCACCCAAGTGCGGCAACGGCACCAACATCTGGCCCGCATTGGTAGCAAAGGCCACCAGAATGCGCAGATCACCTGTCAGCTGCGTGATCTTCTCGGCATCCAGCAAGCCCAGTTTTGCTGTTCCCGTAGCTGCTACCTCATTACTGAGATAAGTGCCACTCTTACCTATGCGGGGCGCCAATGAATTTGCCCCACCCTTGTAGTCATGAACCACGTTAAAGGCCGCGTCGAGCAAATTCATTGCAAAACTCCAGAATTGTTGTTACAGACAGATACATCCAGCCCGCCGACACTGCGGACATGAGCACAAAAATGAAAAGGGTGGGCGCCCCCAGCAACGGACAATGCAGATCTCACACAACAAAGTTCACCAAAAGGGACACCCATGAAACGATATTTAGTACTGGTACATCTGGCCACAGCCTTTCCAAAAACAGAATTCGCGGCCCGCGCCACGGCCATGCACAAAGCAATGACGTCACTGCTGGACAACATGGAAACAGTACTAACCGCAGAAAAAGCATTTGCCTTTGCATGCGTGAGCGAGAAATCATCCAAAGAACTTTGGGCGGCCATCGTTGCCGCCGCCGTATTCGGGCGGCAAGACAACATCTCGGTGCTGGAAATTGGGTACGACATCAGCACTACTCACGCAGGGTTATCGGGGTGGAATCAGTCAACCGGGTTTTTGGCGGGCCTCGCAGAATCAGCCCGCAAGAAATAGGCAAAGCGGTCGCATCGCAAAAAATCTGCTTCAGCTGCTGCTCGCGGACCCGGCTATGCGCCTCGGCTATCCAGGAGCACGGAAAACTGGTGACCGCCGCCGATATGAGTCGGGCCGCAAGTGAGGTATATCGCAACATCTCAAGCCACTCCCGTCTCTGGAGATTGAAACGGTGGGCCTTCTGCAGCCCGGCGATCAAGATCAATCGGCAAGTCCTGCGCCCGGCGATTGGCATGGCGGCGGACAACGCCTGTACGGAGAACGCCGACCTCAGAGATCGCGGCATCAACTGCTACGGTTTCAGCAGCAGCCTGCGCAATATTGGCGGGGGCTTTAGCCAGTTCAGGCCAGTATTTATGCCAGTCATCTGGACGCAGATCCTTCCGGGTAACAGTGCCCTTAGTGGCCTGTTCAATGGCAAGGCAGTGCTCGACCGGGATACCACGCACTTTCCAATTCCCGATTGCAGCCACCGACACGCCAAGCAGATCAGCAAGAATTTTCCGTCCATCGACCAGTCGAGCCGCTGCATCGAGGGCTTGCGCAGAAGACGAATAAGAGGGGTTAGTGATTTCCATGCCTCAATATAACACGTATCGTGTTAATAATCTAACACCACGTGTTTACACTTTTTGTGTTGAATCACACGTAATGAAAACGATTGGTGAAAGAATTCGACAAGCCCGTGAAGCGCACAAGATGAGCGGGGAAGCCCTCGCCAAAAAGGTGGGTTACAAAAATCAATCGGCCATCGGAAATCTTGAAAATCGAGTCGGTGGCACTGGCGGAAGCAAACTTGGCAGCATTGCCGATGCACTAAATGTCCCGCTTGAGTGGCTTATGCGCGGGCCAGACAATGACAATATTCCGTTTCTCCCTGGCAACGCGTATCACGGCACTGAGGTCAATACCACCGTAAGAGAATCTGGCTCCAGCACAAATGTGGTGACCATCGGTACGGATTCACGACCTGTAGCTGCCCTTGATCCTTGGACACTCGAAGCGATCGAGATCATGTCAAAGTTGAAGGAACATGAAAAGCAGGGCGCACTCGCCAACTTGAGAACCTATGTCTACAACTTGGGCCCACCCCGCGACGGCCAAGCTCTACCAATGGCCAGTCAAAAAAATGGAGCCTCGTGAGTCATATAAAAAACAAGACCACGCGCTAAACAAATTCATCGTTGGAACGCACGAAAATAATTCAAATTAATCAGGGAGTGGAAAAATGGCTTTAAAGATGACTTGTGATGGCTGTGGCACTACAGTTTTAGGCGTAGTCTCATCCTTGCGTAAGGTCGGAAACTGCTACCTGTGCGCAACCTGCGCAACAAACCCAACCAGCGCACCCAAGTACTACTGCAACGCTTGCCACAACTACAGTCCCACTGCAGTGAAGAAGGGCAACGGCTGGATTGAATTGGTCCTATACTTTTTTTATATCATCCCAGGCGTCATCTATTCGATCTGGCGCCGCTCCGATCCACCCAATGTTTGCCCACTCTGCAAGGCGCCCGGCTTGGTACTGGCAAGTGCCGCCAAACCAGATGGCCCCACTGAGATGAGCCTTTTGCGTGATGAGGTTGAATGCCCGCACTGCGCCGAGAAAATACTGGCCAGGGCGAATACCTGCAAGCATTGCGGAAAGCAAGTTAGGATTTCCGCCGCTCAGGGTGTTTGACTGACCATGATCCGCGACTTTGACCTCATTCGAAAGATACTTCTTGAAGTCGAATCCGCCCCATCTGGAGTAAGTCCAATTCCAGTTGAGTGTGGAGGCGAATACCCAAAGCCGGTCATCAATGAGCACCTTTCACTACTCATTGATGCCGGTCTACTCGAAGGAAAACCCTTACGCAGCACAACAGGCATAGCAACCGTGGCAATTCAGGGCCTCACTTGGGAAGGCCATGACTTCATTCAGGCCGCAGGGAAAGAGGTGATTTGGAAAAAAGCCTTTGAGATTGTGAAAGAAAAAGGCGGAGCTATCACGTTTGAGGTTCTAAAGGGGCTGGTGAAATCACTGGCGTTGAAGGCTGCAGGACTTCCTTGAGGTCTTGCCAGCAGCTGAAATAACACATCGCCCCATGCTCAATAAACCGTCTCCCCATGAGGGTCTGTTCGCGCTCTGCATCGAAGAATTTCCGGCGCACAAGGTGTTTCCACTTTTTCATTAGCAGGTCCAGCGCAGCGACTTGCTCCCCCGTCAATAAAACTGCCTCTTGAGTCAGTTTTTTTTCGTCTGTCATTTGTAATTCCTTTTCCCCGCACGATACGAGAAATGCGATTATTGCAAAACAAACACGTTATGTGTTGACAAGATATAACACGAGTCGTGATAATTCACCCCAACCCCGCCAATTCCCGGCGGCAAAGGAGTGAAAAGTGTCAACTCAAACCCAGCCGGTCGCAGGCAGTAACAGCCCTGCAGTCGCCCTCAATGCCCGCGCCATCGCTATTGCCGCCCAGCAAAGCATCACGCTCAGCCACTACACCCAGGCGCAGCAAGATGCCATCCTGCAGCTGTACCACTTGGTCAAGCGCCATAACGGCACCAGCGGCGGCACGGCTGCAGCCAAGCTTTTGCTGGGCCTGTACAACGGTCGCCGCTTCCCATTCGATCTGACTGACTTTCGACTGTTTGACGCGGGCAACTTCAATGCCGCGATGACGGTGTTGCAAATGGATGCCCGCCACACCTGGTGCGAAATCCACATCTTGCTGAACGCCATCCTTGGTGTCGGTAAAAACACCGGTGCCGAGTTCGAGCACTGGGCCTACAACCTCAGACTGCCCAAGCGCTGCAAGAAGGATCAATTGCCGGTGTTGGTGCGCTCAGGCGGTGCCGTATGAGCAGCCCGTCAGTGCGAGCTCATGTTCGCGGATTGCATATCGACGCCTATTGCGGGAAAAGCGGCGTCGTAAACCTTATTGTTCGCGCAGAGCAAAAGCACGAAGGAGTTTGGCGGCGCTTTCGCCAGCACATTGCGAACGCGCTCTTTCGCGCCGGTGACGCTTGCCACCCCGGCCAGAACAACCACGCCTTGCGGGTAGTTTTTAGCCATATGGGCACTGCAACGGCTGATGATCAACTGGCCAAGCTCGCTGACCCTGACATCCGCGATATCTGGCCCCTGCACACTTCCAACGGTGATGCCTACTACATGGCTCTTTTGCTCCACGAGGGTATCAAACGCCATCACGATGGTCGGAGCGTTGTTCGTGAGAGCAGATTGTTCTGGCGGAAGAAAAGTGCTAACAATGCGCATGGTTTACCACCCATTCAAAGACAAACCAGCACTGTAGCTGATCAACATGCGGAAGTAGCAGTATGAACAGCCAGCTCACCCGCTGGCTGTCCGCCGCCTTGATCGCCCTGCTGCTCTCCAGCACCTACCTGCTCGATGGACCGAGCGAGATTGAAGCCGCGCAGGCCGTCTCTGCTGACCTGCAAGACGCTATTGATTCAGTAGCTATCAGCGCAGGTGTAGAGCGGGCTATAGGTCAAAACAACCATAAAACCGTGATCGCGGCGGTACGGCCATGAACTGCTGCGAGCAAACCGGCACCGGCGCCGGCTGCACCCAGGGCCCCGACTGCCCGGTGCGGGCTTCACGCGCCGCCTCTGCTGGCGAAGCCTACCCACTGCCCATCGTCCCCAATGCGCTGGATCTGGAGGCTTCACTCAGCCGGGCCGAACATATTGGGCTCTGGGTTGTCATCACGATCCTGTGCCTGCTGCTGGTGTTCCTACTCAGCGGCGGAGAACTGCTGGCATGGAAAGTCTGGGCCGCGTGATGCAAACGTCTGCACAAAACCCCTGCCAGGGCACCGGCGCGGCGCTGAGTACGTCGCCACCCATGTCCACACCCACAACAAACCCCAGGAGCATTGAGCCCATGCCATCCATCACCCTCATTCTGTGCGACACACCCAATGGCGGCGTGTCCATCCATAGCAGTTTTAAGCCTGCCGTAGGCCACCCCTGCAGCGCCGCCCAAGCGCATGCGCTGGACATTCTCAGCTGTACCCACAAGCAATGGGGCGTGCACATTGACGCGGCACCAGGCGGGGTTGACATTGATGCAGTGCACCGCACGCGCGACAAGGTCGTGGCCACGATCAATACATTGCCTGTGCAGGAGCACGGTCAATGAAAAATACGCCAACTACCGCCACTCTGGAGCAGCAGCGCCAACAACGCTTCATCGAACTGGAGGCCTGGCTGGCAGCGCAAGGCCCGACCCGCACGCCATCCGTAACAGCCCACAGCGCATCCACTTCACGCGACTACGACGGCGCCGAACTCAGCGCCGCACCGACACGCCCGGGCGCTGATAAAGCCCGGTCCATTCCCAGCCGAATGGGCGACAGGCTGCACCACTGCTGCAGCCGCACCACGGATCTGGCCGGTAACCAAATTTACACAACCTAGGAGCGACCATGCCCACCCAACTTCAAACCACCCCAATCTCCACCCTGCCCGCCTTGGGCGGCGCGCTGGACGGCGGCGTCTTCGCCGGCGTCACCACCCGCCAAGACGGCGTGCACTGCGCTGTTATCCGATTGCCGGAAAACGGCACCAAGCTTACCTGGAGGAAAGCAGTGGCCTGGGCCAAGAAACAAGGCGGCGAACTGCCTACCCGTACTGTAGCCGCCCTGTTGTTTGCCAACGTGAAGGCCACCCTGCCCCCTGGCTGGCACTGGACCAGCGAAGAGGATGACGCCTCTTACGCCTGGGATTGCCTCTTCGACTACGGCGACCAGTTCAGCATCCCCAAGAGCTACAAGGGCTCGGCTGTTGCCGTCCGCTTGATTCCTATCACTGCTTGATTCTTCAATCCTTTTTTCACAGGAGCCAACTATGCCCACCATCACCCTAGAGGCCGTCCAGGCCAAACAAACCGAACTGACCGAGATGATTCAGCAGCTGCAAAAGACCCAGCAAATTCGCGTCATCAAGATCACCGAAGACACCATTGAATTGCGCCCAGGTGAGCACTACTCGGGCGCAGTGCTGGACGCGGACGGCGGACACCTTCACCACCTGGTGCTGATGGCGCCCCGCCCCAACACCAAACTCACGCAGCAAGGTGCTATCGACTGGGCAGAAAGCGTCGATGGAGACTTGCCCGATCGTCAAGAGCAAGCCTTGCTCTACGCCAATTGCAAGCCACACCTGAAGCCTGAATGGCATTGGTCCAACGAAACACACAAGGATGACGCCTCTTCCGCCTGGATTTGCCTCTTCAGCCACGGCGACCAGAGCTTCAGCCCCAAGAGCTACGAGGGCTCGGCTGTTGCCGTCCGCAGAGTCTGATTCCTTTAGTCCTTCAATCCTTTTGAACTGAGCCCGCCACCATGGCATTGCATACCGAACTCCCGATCCACCGCACCGGCGTGCGCCTGCTTGATCTCGCGATCAGGGCGCAGGTGCAAATGCCGCGCACCGTCAAGCGCGCGCTGGGCGAAAAGATCACTCAGCACTGCGTGGAAATGCTGGATCTGATGGCCCTGGCCAACGCCACCCAACGCGAGACCCGCGCCGGCCACATCGACCAGTTACTCACCCGCCAGCGCGCCATGACGGTACTGCTGCGGGTCAGCCACGACGCCCGGTATATCTCGCCCAAGCTGTGGGCAGATTCCATCGAGCTACTGGGGAGTATCGGCAGGCAGGCTGGTGGTTGGATCAAAACTGCGAACAGGGCGCCTGCTGTATGACGGTCAAGGCCCTCATGCCCGTGCGCACAGTGAATCTGGTCGCGCCGCTGGCCCACAAGGCCACCGACATGCACACCACGGAGACCGCTGCACCAGTGCAGGCCCGGCCCGGTGCAGCCTCTCACCTGATCGGCTACGGCCTTCGGGAGAGAGGCCTCAATAGCGCGATAGATACGCCTCTTACGCCTGGAATTGCAACTTCAACAACGGCAACCAGAACAACAACCACAAGAGCTACGAGGGCTCGGCTGTTGCCGTCCGCAGATCCACACCTGTTCCACCAGCTGGTGCAGGCCTACCTTGACTGCCGCCGCACCAAGCGCAATAGCGCCAGTGCGCTGGCATTCGAGGCCCAGGCTGAGCACAACCTCTACCAGCTCTATGAAGAGCTGGCTTCTGGTACCTACCAGCCAGGCGGCTCCGTCTGTTTTGTCATCACCCACCCCAAACCGCGCGAAGTGTGGGCGGCGCGCATTCGCGACCGCATCGTGCACCACCTGCTCTACAACTACATTGCGCCGCGCTTTCATGCGCGCTTCGTCGCCGACAGCTGCGCCTGTATCCCCGGCCGCGGCACGCTCTACGCCGCCAAGCGGCTGGAGCACCAGGTGCGAAGCTACACCCGCAACTGGAGCCAGCCGGCGCACTATCTCAAGTGCGATCTAGCCAACTTCTTCGTTAGCATCCACAAGACGGTAGTTCTGGAGCAGCTGCAGCGCCAGGTGACAGAGCCCTGGTGGATGGCCCTGGCCACGGTCATCCTGATGCACGACCCGCGCCACGATGTCGAGGTGCGCGGCACCCGCGCCGAGCTGGCCTTGGTGCCACCGCACAAAAGCCTGTTCAACGCACCCCAGGGCTACGGCCTGCCCATTGGCAACTTGAGCAGCCAGTTCTTTGCCAATGTGCTGTTGGACGATCTAGACCAGTTTGCCAAGCACCGCCTGCAGGCGCCCACCTACGTGCGCTATGTGGACGACTTCATTCTGTTGCACGACAGTCCGCAGTGGCTCAACCAGGCACGACAGCAGATCGAATGCAAGCTGGACGAACTGCACCTGCAGCTCAACCCCCGCAAGACCATCCTGCAGCCCGTGGCACGCGGCATCGACTTTGTGGGCCACCTGATCCAGCCGTGGCGGCGCATCACCCGCCGCAAGACCGTGCACATGGCGCTGGAGCGCCTGCAGGACATGCCCGCTGCAGATCTGCACCAGCCCGCCAACAGCTACTTCGGCCTGCTCCGGCAGGCGACCCATAGCCACCACGACCGCACCCGCGTTGCCAAGCTCATGCTGCAGCGTGGGCATGTGGTCAAGGGTGACATGACCAAGATTTATCGAAAGAAAGGTTAACCCACCATGTCCACTGAATTCGCCATCGCCAAAGGATTTTCACAATGAAAGAATATTTAACCGAAACCGGCCAGATCTTGCCCGAGGTGGACCCGGTCGAAGTACTCGATGCGGATGAGTTTGCCAATCTGCAGCTGACCGCCATCGTCACCAGCTTGACCAATCCACGCACCATCTTTGATGCCGTCAAGCTGGCCGAGCTGTCTTCCAGTATCAAGGCCAGCGGCGTGCATCAACCGGTGCTGGTGCGGCCGCTGCCCGGCAGCCGGTTGGCCGACACCTTTGACCTGCACCATGCCCGCTTTGGTAGCAGAGGCATAGAGCGGCCGACGCATGAACTGGTGTGCGGTGAGCGCCGCTACCGCGCCTGCTTAATAGCCGGCGTCAAGCGTATCCCCGCCCTGATCCGGGACCTGACAGACCACCAGGTGCTGGAGATTCAGATTGTCGAAAACCTGCAGCGCGACGATCTCAGCGAGCTGGAAGAAGCCGTGGGCTACGAACAGCTAATGACGCTCAGCGGCATCAGTGCCGATGAGGTTGGCGTCAAAATTTGCAAGAGCCGGTCCTACGTCTACGCCCGTTTGAAGCTGCTGGACCTGACCAGCGATGTGAAGACCAGCCTGCGTTCCGGCGTGATTGATGCCAGCCGCGCCCTATTGTTGGCCCGCATCCCCGACCCCACGCTGCAACTCAAGGCGCTGGCAGAGATAACGCATAAAAATTACGACGGCGATCTGTCCATGAGCTACCGCAGTGCGGCGGCCCATGTGCAGCGCAATTACATGCTGAAGCTGGATACAGCCCGCTTCAAGATCACAGACGCCACGCTGGTACCGGATGCTGGATCTTGCAAAGCGTGCGCCAAACGTACCGGTCATGAACCGGACCTGTTCGAGGACGTCAAAGGTGCAGATGTCTGCACCGACCCGCCCTGTTTCCACCGCAAGGAAGACGCGCACACCGCCCAGCTACTCAAGTCCGCACACGAACATGGCCAGCTGGTAATTGACGGGCGCGAGGCCAAGGCCTTGATGCCCAACAGTTGGAATGGGATCGAGGGCTATTTACGCCTGGACGATCCAAACGACAGCCCATCCGACCAGCCACTGCGCAAACTGCTGGGCAAGCAACTTGACCAGGACGAAGTGCAAATCACGCTCATTGCCAACCCGCACAAGGCCGGCGAACTGATTGCAGTGCTGCCGAGCTCCAAAGTGGCTGAGCTGCTCAAAGCCAAGGGCCATAAGGAGGCGGCTGAGCGCATCGACAAGAGCATGGAGGCCGACAAAAAGCTTGATGCTGTCAACGCAAAAAAGGAAGCCTCCGATGCCTACGAGCAAGGCTGGCGCAATACGGTGCTGACGCGCACCTGGAAGGAAATCAATATTGAGGAAGCGTTTGACGTCTCCAACGATGTGTACCGCCACGTGGCCATGCACTATGCCAGCGCTTGCAATACCGACCGCGCCAAACAGCTGTGCAAGGTGCTGGAGCTGGGCAAGGTCGCCCCCAAAGACGGCCTGCTGGACTACGTGAAATCCTGCGAATTCCCCGCCCGGGTGCTGCAGCTGCTGGTGATGCACACGGACGTGGAATATCGCAGCTGGATGCCCGAGGATTACAAAGCCAACAAAGGCCTGTTACTGGTGGCCGCTGAGTACCAGGTCGATATTGACGCGATAAAGGCCGAAATCAAGGGCCAGATGCGACTCAAGAAACCAGTTACCCCTAACACCCCTGCTGCGCTGGCTATCGCTAGCGCGGGGGGGCCGGTGGCTGGGGGCCAGGGGGTCAAAGGCCCGGACGCGAAAATAAACGCCGCCCCGCTGCGCAAGCGCAAACTATCTGCCGCCGAAGCCCAAGCCGCGATCGCGGATGCGATGCAGGATCAGGAGACCGATTCAGGCGCCGCTGACGCGTCACAAGGCAACGACGCAGACAGTAGCCAGCCAGTAGCAGGCGCAGGCACGGTTGCCAGTGCTGGCGCACTCGCCCCCGTGCCCGCCCCCGCTCTGTCTGTGGGCGTGCTCGTAGTCGTAACGACCGATGCCGATCTGCTGCCCGTCACGCAGCATAAATGGGTAGGCAAAGCGGGCGCGGTCTCCCAAAAACTACAAGGCTCCAACTGGATGGTGACATTCAAAGGCCGGACCGGCGGCATGGCCAGTTTTGACAGCAGCCTGTTATCGCCACAGCCGAGCCAAAAGCAACACAACGATCGGGTAAAAAAATCATGAGCAGCCACAAACCCCGCCGCCCGCGCTGGCTGCCCACAGGCCACACCATGGCGCTGGCCTTGAACCTGGCTGCTAAGCCCGACCCGGCCGACATCGAGCAGATACTGCAGGCCATTACCGATGCCGTCCGGGCGCTGCGTGAAGGCGTGGCCAGCGAGCATCAATGGTCCATCGCCGCCGGATCCGTCGATGTAGCCCGCGCCATCGAGCGGCAGGGCGTGGTGCGCGGCCTGCACGAGAGCCTGGCCAGCGCCGACAGCACGCTGAAAGCCATCCGCACCCGCGCCCTGTCAACCGGGCGCTGGACGCCCACCGCCTTGAATTTTTCCGAGATCGATGACATGCAAGCATTCATTGGGCTGCACGCCTTCCAGACCCGCCGGCTCAGCCGCGCCGAATACCGTCGCGCCATCGATAGCGCCACCGGCGAGATCCGGGGTAGCGGCAGCCATTTGACGCGGATTGAGATTAAAGACTTTGTGGGAGCGCCAGCATGAATAAGAAAACAAAAGCCTACCAGGGTAGCGCTCAAGACATTGGGTGCGATGTGTTTATTAATCACGTCATGCCATTTATTCGGGCTGCATCAAAGCGTATGCCGGATTGTGAACTTGCTGAACTTTATGCAGGGTTTTTTGCAGGCGCCTGCGGGTCAATGGCCGCTGATTTTGGCAAGGAAGCAGCCAAGATCATGATTGATACGGTGGCCGCACAGTTTGATGACGTGGCCCAAGAAATCAATGCGGGGATGATGCAATGAAAGAACGTCCAATCCTTTTCAATGGACCGATGGTTCGGGCGCTGCTGGATGACAGCAAGACTAAGACGCGGCGGGTAATGAAGCCGCAGATGGTCTACGGTGACGTGTGCGGCTTGTTTGAATCATGGTATCTGCCGAAAGGCAACGACGGCGGCATCCTCTGGCTGAATGCCAAGGCTCAAATTCTCTCCATGTGCCCTTACGGCCAGCCCGGTGACAAGCTTTGGGTGCGGGAGACGTTCCAGTATCGCGGCGCAAGCTATGACGGCGATGGCATCGAGGATGCAGATTGGTTTCGTTGCTACGGCAAGGGAGATAGTTGGGATCCGGAATTCCCGTACGGATGGGGGCCATCTAGACACATGAATGTGCGAGCAATGGTAGAGCCGGATGAGCAAGAGGGCGAAGGAATCACAGGCTGGGTTACAAAACGTATCCCCAGCATCCACATGCCCCGCTGGGCCAGCCGCATCACGCTGGAGATTGTCAGCGTGCGCGTTGAGCAGCTACAGGACATCAGCGAGGCCGATGCACTAGCCGAAGGGATCGACGCTGAAAAAGCAAAGCTCACGATGTCATCCATCGGGATGAATGACATTGTTGGCCCTATTGCTGAATACAGCACCCTTTGGGAATCCATCAACGGACCCAGCTCATGGGCTGTGAACCCGTGGGTCTGGGTAGTCGAATTTAAAAGGATCGAATCATGATCTCCCCAATTATGGATTCCCCCGCCGTCGCTGCACTGCTGAAATGTTCAGAGCGAACCGTCGAGGATCATGCCCGGTCCGGGCGCCTGCCGGCAGTCAAGTTTGGGGATGGCTGGATGTTTCCCAGCGACGCCTTGCTGCGGGCTGTCAACCAATTGGCCGAGGAAGAGGCGGCCAAACGCTCAGCACCCGTCAAGCCTGTAGCGGTCAAACAGGTCATAGACAAAAAACGATCTACCCGCCCCAACCTTTCGCTGCTATCCCAGGCGGGCGCTTAAGTCCTCGCCGCGTAGGGATGCGTAGCGCAGCATCATCTTAAAGTCAGACCAGCCCATGATTTTGCAAACTTCAATCTCCGAGAATACCCAGCGCCCCGCTGGGTCACGCATCTCAACCCAGCGGCAGGTTGCCTCGTGGCGAAGGTCGTGTTCGGTGAAATCATCTACCTGGGCGAAACTAAACAGCGTTGAAAACCGCTGAGATAGCCGCCCAGTGGCCAGTTTTTTGTCTTCTTTCGTTCCATTCCAAAACGGAAACAACAACCCAACCCGGCTGCGGCAGCGTGCCGCCAATAGCTCACGAAGCTCAATTACCAGCGGAACAACTCGCGGCTTTATTGCCCCGCGGTGACCCTTGCTTCCTGCCACACGCAGGACCCATCGAGCCAGATCAACCTGGTCGGCGCGCAAACTGTATGCCTCGCTCAGTCGCAAGCCAGTATTCACGATTAATTCAAAGAGCAAACTGAAATCGTCATCGACCTCTAGCGATCGCTCCCGCCCCTCGCGCCTCTCCCCCGCCAGAGCTGAGCGGACCCGCGCGTATTCTTGAGGCCACAAACGCCGGTCACGCTGCACATCACGCTTGACAATAAGATCTGACGCCTGAAGCAGCGCAGCCTCCCGATCGGTTGCTTGGCTGTAACCACGCGGCATCAAGCGCAAGGGGTTGGCTGGGGCCACATCATTTTTCAAGCGCCAATAGCCGTCGATCACCCGCGCCAAACTCTCTACCCGCTTGCGGATTGTGCTTGGAGCCAGGTGCTGCACTGTTTTCAGATCGACCACCCAAGCGTCAGCCCATGCGGCCGTGACCGACAGCAAGCGAACTGCGCCGACTGACTTATTGAGCAAGTTGAGTGTCGACCGGTCACTGGGGGCAACGGATGAATCGGCCAGGCAGTCCTCAATCAGGCGTTTGAGCAGCGGATTGTCCCCGCGCTTCCCCGCCTCCAGCAGCTCCACTGGAACAATACCCCGATCCAGCAGAGACTCCAGCTGCACGCCATAGGCCCGTGCCTCAGCCTCATCTGTGAACGTGTCGAAAAATGGTTTGGGAAGGAGCTTGTGCACAATACGAAGTTGCCACTTCCCGGAGCGCTCTTGAATGGATGCCATCGCCGCATTGTGCCACCGGCAACCGGAGACGGCTGCAAGCCAGCAAAACTCATATCGACGGGGTTTTTAATCCGTCTTGCGATAGCATGGCTACCGCCAACGATAGCAGAGCTGCGTACTCCACCTCATTCTGAGCGAACTCAGACGAAAAAAAACCACTTGGATTTCTCTAAGTGGTTGATTTCATTGCTATTTTTTGGAGGCGCGACCCAGAGTCGAACTGGGCTACACGGATTTGCAATCCGTTGCATAACCGATTTGCTATCGCGCCAACTTCTCTTACAAAAATGGGAAGCGCATGCTTCCCATTTTGGAATTTGGAGCGGGAGAAGAGTCTCGAACTCTCGACCTCAACCTTGGCAAGGTTGCGCTCTACCAACTGAGCTACTCCCGCAAAAACCAGAAACGAAATCTCCATTTTTCACAATGGAGCGGGAGAAGAGTCTCGAACTCTCGACCTCAACCTTGGCAAGGTTGCGCTCTACCAACTGAGCTACTCCCGCGTTCCTAGTCTCAAATTATAGCTTACTTATTTAAGCAAATTGAGAAACCGAAACGAAATGCGATCAGTGTTTAACCGATCCAGCCAACTCGGGAGCAGGCACCACAACCGCCGCAGCCGCTGCTACGACAGGCTCGTCCTCAGGCAATGGCGTTGGCATTCTCTCCAATGCAATTTCCAGCACTTGGTCAATCCAGCGCACTGGCACGATCTCGAGACCATTTTTCACATTTTCAGGAATATCTTGCAAGTCCTTGGCATTTTCTTCAGGAATCAACACCGTCTTGATACCACCACGCAAAGCAGCCAGCAATTTTTCCTTCAGACCACCAATAGCGGTTACCTCACCACGCAAAGTGATTTCGCCGGTCATGGCCACATCAGCTCGCACCGGAATACCCGTCATGGCGGAAACAAAGGCAGTAGTCATCGCGGCACCCGCACTGGGGCCATCTTTAGGCGTAGCGCCATCAGGCACGTGGATGTGAATATCTTTCTTTTCGAAAAACTCATCCTTGATACCCAAGCGATGCGAGCGACTCCGCACCACAGTGCGTGCAGCCTCCACCGATTCCTTCATCACATCGCCGAGGGAACCCGTGCGCGTAATGACACCTTTACCGGGCATCATGGCCGCCTCAATCGTCAGCAGATCGCCACCAACCTCGGTCCAAGCCAAGCCAACGACCTGCCCGACCTGATTTTGCTGCTCGGCGCGACCATAAGAATACTTGCGAACACCGAGAAAATCATTGAGATTGTCAGCCGTCACCTTGATCTGCGGCACCATCTTCTTGAGCAACAAACCCTTCACTACCTTGCGGCAGATTTTGGAAAGCTCGCGCTCCAGCGAACGCACGCCGGCTTCGCGTGTGTAATAACGAACAATGTCGCGCACAGCCTCGTCACTGACCAGCAACTCTTCCTCCAGAACGCCATTATTTTTCAACTGCTTCGGCAGCAGAAACTTGATGGCAATGCTCGTTTTTTCGTCTTCGGTGTAACCAGACAGGCGAATCACTTCCATTCGGTCCAGCAAGGCTGAAGGAATGTTCATGGAGTTGGAGGTCGCCACAAACATGACATCGCTCAAATCAAAGTCAACCTCGACGTAATGATCGCCAAACTTGTGGTTTTGCTCCGGGTCCAGCACTTCCAGCAAGGCACTCGATGGATCGCCCCGGAAGTCCGTTCCCAATTTGTCGATTTCATCCAACAGAAAGAGCGGGTTGCGCGTGCCAATCTTGGAGAGGTTTTGTAGCACCTTGCCCGGCATCGCACCAATATAGGTACGGCGGTGGCCTCGAATTTCAGCCTCGTCACGCATGCCACCCAAGGCCATACGCACATACTTTCGCCCCGTTGCCTTGGCAATCGACTGACCCAGCGAAGTCTTACCCACACCAGGAGGTCCCACCAGACAAAGAATAGGCGCCTTCACTTTCTCTACACGTTGCTGCACTGCCAGATATTCAAGAATGCGGTCTTTCACCTTATCAAGACCGTAGTGGTCTTCATTCAGCACTTGCTCCGCATTCCCCAAATCATGTTTGATCTTGGTCTTGCCAGCCCATGGCAAACCGGTCAACACATCGATATAGCTGCGCACCACGGTAGCCTCTGCCGACATGGGCGACATCAGTTTCAATTTCTTGAGTTCACCCTCGGCCTTTTTCAGAGCCTCTTTCGGCATCTTGGCGGACTTGATCTTTTTTTCGATTTCCTCGATATCAGCCCCATCTTCGCCTTCACCCAGTTCTTTCTGAATGGCTTTCACCTGTTCATTCAGGTAGAAATCGCGTTGATTTTTTTCCATCTGTCGTTTGACGCGACCACGGATTTTTTTATCTACGTTAAGGATGTCTACTTCGCGTTCGATTTGCTCAAACAGGTTTTCAAGACGTTCCTTGACGCCCGCCAGATTCAGCACGGCCTGCTTGTTATCCAGCTTCAGCGGCAAATGGGCCGCGATGGTATCGGCCAAACGTCCAGCGTCATCAATGCTTGAAATGGACGTGAGAATTTCAGGTGGTATCTTTTTATTGAGTTTGACGTACTGGTCAAACTGTTGCATCACGGCGCGGCGAAGTGCCTCGACTTCGCTGGCTTTACCGCGTGGCTTGGCTTCAGGCTCTGCAAGCGCTTCAACCGGCGTCACGTTGGCTGAAAAATGCAACTCACCTTCTTCAATCTTGTTCACGCGAGCGCGCTGCTGGCCTTCAACCAGCACTTTGACCGTGCCATCAGGCAATTTGAGCATTTGCAGGATGGTCGAAACACAGCCGACATCAAACATGTCGGTCACCAAGGGATCGTCCTTGGCGGCGGCCTTTTGCGCCACCAGCATGATGCGGCGATCCGCCTCCATGGCGGCTTCAAGCGCTTTGATGCTCTTGGGCCGACCCACAAAAAGCGGGATCACCATGTGCGGAAAAACAACCACGTCGCGCAGAGGCAACAGCGGCAAATCGATAGGGGTGGCAGGCAGTGGGGTATGACCAGACAT